TGCTACCAGAGCGGGGATTGTCGCGCCCGCACCAACATCCGGTTGGATGTTGTTGAACGTGCGTGGATTGGCGCCGAGCGAATCCGTGATCACGACGCCGTAAGCCAAACTTCCCCAGATGTCAGATGTCGGGCGCCCCGCCGAGTCCAGTACTACAGGATTGGCATTCGGCGTCGTCAGTCCATCATCGGAATATGTGTCCTTTCGCGTAGTCAGATCGGTTTCGTAGAAATTGATCAGACCACCGTTGTTCACCGTGCCATCGGCAAGGAAATACTGTGGGAATGTTCCGAGTGGGCGATAGGCGCTCATGGATTGACCTGCGCGGAAATATTGTTTGCAGAAGGGGTTGGAGCTATATTTAGTTGATTGATGTTTTGCGCCGACTTACTCGACAGAAGCGCTGATACAGCATCGCGCACAGGAGTTTGTTGGGCTTTCGGAAGGTTCGCAATGGCGCTGTAAAGTGCGCGGCTGCGAAGCCCGGACTGGATAAGCCTTGCCGCGACAACCGTCGCGCCAGCAGCAGGCAATGCAGTTGCCGCAGGGACCCCGACAACGGAGCCTGCGCCAAGTGCGCCGAGCCCCTTCAACGTATCCATGCCCATTGTGCGCAATGCTGTCTGACTATTGGCTACAGGATCGGTCATGAATTGCTTGCCGATCTGCGCCAAGGTTCCAAGATCGCCACGATTGCCAGTAGCTAATTGCGTTTTCCCAGCCTTGTTGTTAGCCACCGCCGAAAGCAACCTTGAAGGCGCGACATTGCCGTCACCGGAAGTAAGCACCGGAGTCAGATTTAGCGCATTGCGCCATTGGCTACGTAATTCAGCAGATCGAGCAGCATCTGACGACGACATGCCGGCTTCCATGGACTCTCGCAATGCATCTTGAAGTTCTCCGGCATAATGGGCCTTGTCGCCGCCCGCAGGATTAGAGGCAAGACGACCCAGCCGTGAATCAATAGATTGAAATTGCTGACCGGTCAGCCTGCTTCCATTCTGCGATGCCTTTCCGATGATTTCAGTGGTGAGATTTGATATGGCTCGTGCAGCATCGGGATCGCCGTCGGTATGTGCTTCGCCAAGGATGGCTTGAATTCGACTAACCAACGGCGGGTTTATGGTCAAGTTGTTTCGTGCCGCAAGATCATCATATCCCTGGCTGATAGTCTTCTTTGCCTGAGCAAACACATCGGGCGTGATTTTTGTCGTTCCATTGGGCAAGCCGATGGTTTGAGCCGCGGCATTGTTAAACTGTCCCTGCTGCTTTTCGATGGCTGCCGTAGCACCACTAAACGGAATGGGTGCTGTCGTGCTATTGGCAACCTTCAAGGGGATGGATTTGGAAATCTGCGGTCCGTTCAGGTCGATTCCATACGCAGCAGCCTGCTTTGCAAGCGCCTGAACTTCGGGGGACGCTTGTCCAATGACGGCACGGGTTATTCCACCGATAGCAGGAATGGCACCTCCCACCGCTCCACCTACGCCGATCTGTTCCGCCTTCTGTTGCGCGAAACTGGGGAGGTTCGGCCCTGTCGTGACGACCGGCTGCGCGGCGCCAATTGCGCCACCCGTGGAAGCGCCAGAGACGATTCTCCCAAGCGTCGTAGCTGCCTTGGGAGCTGCCGCCACTTCACCGCCCACGACATAGGGCAAAACATTGCCAAGGACGGCGCCTGTCACGCTTGCGGCATTCGTCGGGACGGCTTTCTGGTAGGCCTGCTCATTGGAGGCGATGGCGTTGTCCATCGCGCCCACCTTGTTGTCCACGTAGCCGGCAAGACGCGAACCAATCGAACCCGACGCTGCCGTGGAAGCGCCAGCGTCCGTCAACGACTTGAGACCATGCGCCGCTAATTGGCCCACTCCCACAGGGAGTTTCGCCAAGTTGTGTACGAACGAATCGCCAAGGTCTTTGCCGAACTGGTTGACCTGTTGAAAGGTCGAAGGATGCACGACGACGTCAGGCAAGCTTTGTGGCGAGCTTTGGGGAGTCGTCGTTTGCAGCTGATAACCAGGCGGTGGTGGTGGAATCGAAGATGCTTGCGCATCCTGCAACGTGTAGCCATCCGGCGGCGGCGGAATCTGTCCGTCCATCACTCAGGCACCCACGCAGAGCCGTTCCATACGACGGCGTGACCCATGGAGTTCACGGCGCGCGGTTGCTTGACCGGTGCAGCACTTGGGGCGGTAGGATTGTCGTTCCCGGCCAATTGACCGGATGGCAGCGCGCGGGCGTTTTGTGCATAGGTCGCCGCCATGTCCGGGTCAATCTTTTGCATGGTCTGTAGCGATTCGGGTGTCACCAGTTGCAGCGGAACGCCGGAGTTCCCCATGCCGTTCTGATAAGCTGATTTGAGCGCCTGCAATTTGCCAGCAGCAAGCGTCGCCATCTTGGCAAATACCTTGTTCGCCGAACCGGGATCGGCACTGCTAGACAAGTCTTTCGTCATAGCTTCAATGTCGGCGGCATTGCCCGCTCCCTTCTTCCACAACGATTCGATTTCCTGCGCTGCGGTACGCGCGTTCAGGTTGTAATCGTTCAACCCCCGAGCGCCCAGACCGCTCTGATACGCCAGCGGATTGAGCACGGCATTCAAGGCCGGCGAACCAGAATTGTGAAGGTTGTCGAACGCGTCCTTTAGCTCTCCGATGTGCTGAATCATGGTGTTGAGCGCGATCACTTGTTTCCCGCTCGCACCGGAAGGTGAAAAGTCCTGCGCCGTCTTGTAACGTTTCTGATAATTGGTGGTGTCGAACGTGGGATCGATTTTGTTGGCTGCATTGATCACGCCCATCCAATAGGACGACTTTTGCGCCGATCCCGTCGGAGGTGCTTGGCGTCCCTGCAGAACAGCCAAAACGGTAGGCCGCGTATCCGCCGGAATGGAACTCAGGTAATCCGCGCCCGTCCTGGTCGGATCACCCAGTTCCTGCGGAGAATTCGCGTTGAATCCATCCCCTTTACTCAAGATGGAGATCTGTCCATTCGGTTTGCGTTGCGCCACGGTTCCTGCCGGAAGTCCGCGCGCCTTCACCTCTTCCGGCGTCATTTGCGTGACCTGCAAATTTTTCGGCGCACTGCGCCCAAGCTGACCCGTATCGGGTGCGCTGATGCCCGCTTGTGCAGGTGACGAATCCCTCGCATCGATCTGCGCACTTCCGTCCGAGACATCCTTGAACGTCTTGCTGGTCGGATCGTAGGCAAGCGTGGTGCCGGGATGCATCGCCATTGCGCGCGCCGCGGCGACCCCGGGGTCGGTCCCGCTAGAAACAAGCGCCGTCGCCTGGTCTGCGGCGACGCTGGGCGCGTTCGGGTTGGGCGTGAGCTGCACGTCAGGGACGCCCTGTGACGCTCCCTGCGGAGCCACGCGAAGCGGCGAGAGCGTCCCATCCGGATTGTGCTGGTACTGCTGGGTGCTTCCGTCAGGCAGGTTCACGGATACGATGGCGGGCGTTTTAGGGACACCTTGATTCTGGAAAACCGGCTTTCCGGTAGTGGGATCGACCAACGCGCCGCCCGCAGCCACATTGATGTAACCGGGTTTCTGCGTGCTCTGTAACGCGGCAATCTGCGCCCTGGCCTGCTCCATCTTAGGTTCGGCTTCGGCAAACGTGGCGGGCGGCTCCTGGCCGAACTGCGCGAGATAGGGGCGCACATTCTGGTAGGCGGCTTCCTTCGCTTGCGGCGTGGACTGTTGGTCGATATAGCGAATGGCTCCGGAAATCCGCTGCAAATGTTGCGCGGCGGCGGGAGCGTAGTTGGCTGCAGCAGCCGGGTCGATCGCTTGGGCCTGTTCCGTCGCTGCGGGATCGCCGGCGATGATCTTCGGTGCCAGCGCATTGATGTTCTGCTGCTGCGCAAGCGCCTGCTGATAAGCCTGCTGCTTCTCGCCGAATACCTGATTCTGCTGGGCCGTCTGCACGCCCTGGTTGAAATTCCCGACGATGTTCGGCTGCTGGATGCCTGCAGAAATGTCGTACATGTTGGCCATGGCGTTCTCAGAAACTCGTCGGGGTGTAGCCGAAATTGGAATTCGGATTGGACGACTGCAATTCCATGCCCAAGCCTCCGGTTCCGTTGCCCCCGATGTATCCGGACGAAGGCGCATAGCCGGAATGCGACTGCTGGTATTGGCCGTAAATGTTCGCGCCTTGCCCGAGCAAGTTGCTCAGGGAGTTGGCGTTGCTGGCATAGCTCGACGCGTTGGCGTAGCCGATGTTGTTGTATTGGCTGCCGATCTGATTGGCCGAGTTCGCGCCCATCACGCCGAGATTCTGGGCGGATGACTGACCCTGTCCTGCCATGCCGGCAAGCTTGTTCCAGTAGTTGTTGGCGTACTGCGTGGCCAAACCTTGCCCCAGCGCAATGCGATCCGCGTCCGCGCCACCGCCCCATAGGTTGCCGTTGGCCGTGGCGCCAGCGTCAAGCTGCTTGGTGCCTTGCTGCACAGCGAACTGGTAATCGGGGGAATTCTTGAACCCTGACGTATCGCCGTTGAGATAGTTCTGTTCCAGACCAAGCGCATTCTGACCTGCCTGCAACCACGGCATCTGATCCTGTCGCGTCTGGTCGTATTCGCGCTGCTGCTCGCCAATCGCTGAATTAGCGGAACTCCTCTGGGCTCCAGCGGCCTTGTTGGACGCATAGATGGAACCTGCGGCGGCAACGGCGGCGGCTGCTACACCCCACGGCGAGGCTACACGCTCAGCGTGCGAGTTGTATCGTCGCACGCCGCTCGGTTGATTGAAATTTTAGATGCGAACATGTTCCCACCTCTTTCCCGTATTTATGCGCGTGATGATCGTCTGGTGTACACCAAACTCTTTAGCTATTTCTTTCTGCTTAACACCTTCTAACAACATAGCTTTGATCTTCTTTACATTGTCGATGCAAAGCTTTTTCCCAGACCTGTCCTTCTGTACCTTGTCTACGATGTTGTCTTCGTTTGTCCCTAGGAAAAGATGTACAGGTTCGCAACATTGCCGATTATCGCAAGCGTGAAGAACATGCATGCCTTCCGGAATCGGTCCATAAGTTGACTCATAAACGATGCGATGAACTTTCTTCATCTTTGCGTCGCAACGCATCGAACCATACCCGTCAACCGTCAAACCGAGCCATTCCATGCAACCCGTCAACAAGTTCTGTCTCGATCGCTTGTGAATAATCAACATGCAATCGCCAAGATCGTTTCTACGCGTACTATCAGCCACGGTTATCTCCAGAGTGGACCTCGCGTCTTATTCTAACCATTTCAAGCGCCATGTCCCGGCACTCCTCCAAGGTCAATTTCCTGTGCTCTTTCGTCCCTGCGCCCGGATGCACCTGCATGGAGCACAAGGAAGCGAAGTACATGTCGAAGGCAACGCGTTCTTCCATCGTGTGCATCGTTATGTCCTGATGCAGCAAATCAGGGTGATCCGTTCTTCACTGGAATCATTCCTGACCCAATGAAGGCGACTGTTGTCGAACTCGTACAAGTCACCCGGGAGCGGATGAAGCTGCGAATCTTCAAAGCAAAACGCTTGATCGCCATTGCCTTTGATCTGCACGGCGAACTTTCCGTAATGCGTGGCATGCCATCCGCTGTCGATGTGCGGTTTCACTTCGCCATGCGCGGGGATTCGCGTGATCAGGATGCCGCCGAGCTTTTTCCCCCCGACATGGCGGTAGACCTTACGGGCGAGTGACCATGCGGCCGGAATCTTGGCAATGCACGGATACCAGGAGGATTCGTGCGGCTCCATGGTGAATTTCGCAGCATCGCCGTCGAAGTTTTTCCAAGCATTGAATCGCACCCAGATGTCCGAAACGCCTTCGTGCGGCGTGTGGTAGCGTTCGGTTCGCAAGGTGTGTTCATTCCACAACTCAGGGTGTGCTTCAAGCTGTCGGATTAATGGTTCCACATGGAACCCCGAAGCAACCTTCTGGATACTTGGCGATTTCAGGACGGCGTTCATCCGACCGTCCCCTGAAGCACAACAGCACCGCCAAGCAAGTCACGCCGGCGCGGGCTGGAACAAGTGATCCTGTAGACGCGATTGCGCGTCGAACCCTGTCGCGTGAATACCATGCGCTTGCCGTATTCGCCGGTCGCACCGATGTCCTCCTGCGCCCAGTTCGACCAGTTGTACCCGCCGTCATCGGAATACTGTAAGCGCACGTAATGATCGTCGTCGTCTGACAACTGCCCCACGGCCATGATCGCTTCCACCCGCGAAACGATGATGCGGTTCTGGTTCATGGAAAGAACGCCCGTCGTGCGCTGCGAGATGAACTTCGCATCGCCCTCCATGACGTAGTCCCAATCCACAAACCACAAGGTGCCGTGCTGCAAGTCGCCAGCAATCCACTGGTTGTTCCAGTACGCCATGGTATTCGCGCGCCACAGGTCAAGACCGTAGGACTCACGCCGATGCCATTCGTCGGCGGACACGTCGTAACCCCAGGTAAGGCCGTCCGGGAACGTCCAGTAGCAGACTTTGTGACCGCCATTCTCCCATGTGAAGGCGTAGGCCTGATCCCAGTTCAGACCCTTGATTGCCTGCTCAATGGGGCGCGTAGAAACACGCTGCGGCGAATAGCCGACCAGGCGGTAGAAAATCCCGTCATCGCCCAGCCAATACACCGTATTGTCCATGTTGGTGACGGTGTAGCGTCCACCGCAGCCGCGAGACATGCTGATGCCCTTGGTGCGCAACGGTTGCTGCGCATTCGCGGTGACCTCGAAAAACTCGGTGCTGCGCTGCGAGAACAGGATCAGTTCGTTGTTCGTGACCGCCATCGACACCAGTAGGTCGGGCGACACTTCGGACGTGAACCGATCCAGCGTGTTGTAGCTGAGCGCATCAGCCGGCGCCGAGTTGAATGCGAATCGTCGCGCCGGCTCGATCTGCACAAGATAGCCGCCAAGAAACACGACATTGATCGCGCCGGGATAACCGGCGTCCGTAATGCGCGCGAAATCCTTGGTGTTCGTGTTGTAGACGTACCCCGAGGAGCCGTTGACGATGATCAGCTGGTTGCCTTGCGATATCTGATTGTCCGACATGACCACGCGGCCGACGCCGGGGATGGTGCCGATGAAGGATGCTGATCCGGTCGGCGTGATGCTGAAAAGTGACGACCCGATGACCGCGAACAAGCCTCCTTCGCAGTTGTAGACGCCGCGAACTGGTTGGTCAGGAATGGGGTGTCCGACAGGATCCGTCGAAGTGAGCACGAATTGCCGCAAGCCAGGTGGGGTTTTCAACGCCATGGGCGTACGCGTCCCGGCCTTCTCCGCATTTGTCGGAAGCCAGTTCACGCAGTCCTGAGATGACCAGGCTCGCGTTTCGTCAGCGTAGTAACCGCCAACGAGAGGGACGGAATTGCTCTTCAATCAGCCCACCCACCAGGTAGCACCTGTCAGATCACGCCCATTCCAGCCTCGCGGCATCGGGCAATCAAGGATGGGCCGCACCGGTGTCGCCACCGCCTGGTCGCGCAGCAAATCCGCATAGCCCGCATTCGCCAGCTGCACGACAGAAGTCAGTGGTGTCACACCGTATTCCGGCGCCAGCATGACGGCGAGGCAATAGGCCACTGCCTGCTCTGCCTCGACCGGAATCGGAATCTCGTCCTGCGGACTGGCGACAGGCGACCAGCCGAGCGACAGCAGATCCGCTTCCCATCGCTGCATCATCGCGTTCAGCGCTTCGATGCCCGTCTCCATGTCCTGATCCTTCACCGTTTGCGAAGGGTCGATCACCTGGATCAGGCGCAGCGACCGGGCGACCAGCTTGGCGACGGTGGTCATGGCTTAGGCCATCAGCCCTGCGGTCTGCAATGCAGCCAGAAGCGCGTTGTACGCGTTGGCCGCAGCGGTCAGGTCAGCGAAGGGTACGGCGGAGTTGGCGATGTGCGCCGACTGTTTGACGACGCCGTAGGCGGCGGTGGTGGCTGGCGTGCCGCCGGTCGAAGCCAAGGCAGCAACTTCGGCGATGCTGACGGAAGACGAGCCGCCGTTGTTCTGTGAGGCATAAAGCAGGGTGTCGGTGGTGGCCATGAACGTTCTCCTATGCCTCTTGATTCAAACGAATGAATGTGAAAGTGAATTCAAATGTCGAGAAATCCGAACCTCCATTCTGTTGCATCGTGTCATCAGCTTTGACGATGGGCCGAAACGTTCCTGTGGAATTGTTTCCAACCGGTAATGATTTGCCAGAAGTAATCAACTGCGCGCTTACCAGAAGGTCTCCCTTCTTGATTCCTGTTAACGTAAAGTCATCCGATACGCCGGTTCCGGTAACACCGAATCCCTGCAATTGGACGATTTGAAATGGAGAAAAAACTGTCATTTTTAACTCCTAAAAAGATGGGCCTCGAAAGGCCCATCCTTGGTCATCCTTGACTTTGGGTGACCACATGAGTGGAAGGATCAGCCCACAACTGCCCCAACACATGCGGGTCAGCCGTCGGCAGGTCCGCCATGAACACGGGCGACGTGTCCGACGTGCCGACACCGATCGGAGCCGTCCACCAGGTGCCGTTGGCACGAGTATCAACATTGGGATTGGCAAGAGCCATGATGTTCTCCTTACGCGACGGTCAGGATGGAGGGGTCGTTCGCGACACGGCATGCCCACTCCGGACGCAAGGCGCCGAAGCCGTACATGATGTCGAAACGGGTCAGATTCATGTCGTTGACGATGCTGGAACCTTCGGTGACGCGCATGCTCACGCCCTCGAACTGGCGACGCGAGGTTTTCCAGCCCGACAGTTCGGGGAGGTCAACCGTGACGAAGGCGAAGGCTTCCGGACGGTAGGCCATCGAACCGCCGAAGGTCGCGCTGGCGGCGGCCAGAATGGTCACGGCGCCCGAGTTCGTCGGGTAACCCGTCACGTTCTGCTCCGAGCCCGACACGGTCAAGGCCGGGTAAATCGCCACCTGTCCCGCGCCACCGGCGTAATCGTCCGTCACCACGAACTGACGCAGATAGCCCAGGCTGAGCTTCGTCTGCGGATGCACCGCTACCGCGCCCGCGAAGGTGATGATGGTGCCCTTGGTGATGATGCCGGTGCCGGTCTTGACCGTGATCAGCGAACCGGATTCGGTCGCACCGTTCACGGCATAGCTCGCGCCTGCGCCGTTGGTGTGGATCGGAGAGACGGTCGAGCTGTTCCAGTCGAAGCCCGCCGCACGACCCATGACTCCATCTTCGTACTGCGTGTCGAGCTGCTTCTGCGCGTTGAACAGACCCGCCAGTGCGGGAACGATGGTCGTTTCTGCCGATGAATTGGTCAGCATCTTCATGGTGGACGGACCGGCGCCATTGTCCATGATGAACTTGCGCGCCAGGTTGGCATAACCCAGCTTCGTCCACTGCGCGGCCGGATCGCCAGTCTGGTTCGGGATGGAATCGAAGGCCAGCTGCTGCACTTTCGATTCCACCGTCACCGCCAAATCGGCCACCTGCTGCGACAGATAGCGCTTGTCGAATTCCTCGATGTCCAGCGCCAGTTCGGAACTGGTGTACTGCACCGAGAAATTCAGCTGGTCGATGATCTTGACCTGCCGGATGATGGTTTCCAGCGGCGCCGGAGCGGCCACGCGTCCCGACGTGATGACGGCATGCTGCGGCACCGGCACGCGCAGGGTATCGCCAATGGCGGGTGCGCCGGCCTTGAACGAATCGTCGTAGGTGCGCGGAATGGTCTTGACGAAGGAAAGGGCTTCGCTGAACCGCATCAGGGCGCGGTCGGCGATCATGTCCGTGGTGAGTAGCTGATTGTTTGCCATGTCGAGCCTCTTGGAAGGATTTAGCGCCTCCCCG